TAAGATGTATGCTATTCTAACCGCTTATGATGCGGCATTGGGAGCTACAATCAAAGATGTTGAAAAGACATTATATGTCGGTAAATGAAAAGAAATTATTTAATGTAAAGGAAACGTAAGCGTGGCAAGAAAAAGTAACGTAGTAAAGGCTAACGAGAACTACCAACTCTGGAATAGAGCAAATACAGCTCAGAGGGGTAAATGGAATTATACTGCTCAGAAAGGACATGATTTTTACTTAAATGAACAGTTAAGCACTGAGGAGACAGATGCTCTGAGAGAATCTGGGATGCCTGACTTTATTATTAATAGGATTACTCCAATTATTGAGATAATGAAGTATTTCGTTACCGCTAATAATCCTAAGTGGCAGGCGGTAGGGGCTGAAGGTTCTGATTCTGATGTAGCTCAAGTTCATTCTGATATTGCTGATTATTGCTGGTATCTCTCTAATGGCAAGTCTGTTTATAGTAGTGTTGTCTTAGATGCTCTTACCAAAGGAATTGGATATTTTCACGTTGATATAAACCAAGATGCTGATAATGGTAAAGGAGAGGTCTTATTTAAGAGAATTGAGCCATTTGACATCTTTGTAGACCCAATGAGTAGAGATTTTCTCTTTAGGGACGCTTCTTTCATTATGATTAGGAAGAATCTATCTAAGACTCAGTTAAAGGCTGTATTACCAGATTATAAGGCTAAAATTGATAAAGCGTCTGCTCCATCTGATATGATGAGCTATTCAACTACTGATTTCAGGGACAGGGATAGTGTTATTCAAGAGGATATAGGTGGTACTTTTACGGAGTCAGGAGAAGATGATGAGATAGTACCATTTTTTGAGTGTTATAAGAAAATTAAAGTTCCTTTTTATAATCTGTTGATTCTTGTTCCCCCATCTGAAGAAGAGATGGAACAGATTAAACAAACGGTAGAAGTAAAGATAAAAGAGTTCACAGCGGAAGCTCAAGTCAAGATGGCTGAAACGGTTGCTTCTTTAGACCAGGCTCTCCAGTCTGGGGAGATTATCCCAGAGAGAGCTGAATTAGAGAAACAAAAGTCTCTAAAAGAGATGCAAATGTCTATTGAGCAAGTTAAGCAACAACTTATGTCTGAAATGCAGGAAGCCGCTACTAGGACTGAAACAAGTATTGTAAGTGAGAAAGAATATAAAATTCTGATGGAGAATGAGGATATAGCAGAAACTATCATCCAGGCTAATAAATTCCATCAAAGTAGGATTAAACTGACCTGTAGTTTGGGAGAAGAAACATTCCTGTACGAGTATATTCTTCCTATTCCTGAGTATAATATCATTCCAGTCCCGTATATGTACACTGGAACTCCATACCCAATGTCAGCGGTTGTACCTCTAATAGGGAAACAACAGGAGATTAACAAGGCTCACCAGATTATGATTCATAATGCGAACCTTGCTTCTAACCTGAGGTGGCTTTATGAGGAAGGTTCAGTCCCAGAGGATGAATGGGAGCAATATTCTTCTTCTGCGGGTGCTCTTCTCAAATACAGGCAAGGCTTCACCCCTCCAACCCCAGTTCAGCCAGCGGCTATCAATAATGCTTTTTATACCATTACTCAAGAGGGGAAACAGGATGTAGAGTATATTAGTGGTATTTATTCCTCTATGATGGGTAATACCAAAGAACAGCCAGAGACTTATAGGGGTCTCTTAGCTAATGATGAATATGGAACACGAAGAATTAAGGCATGGATGCAATCTATTGTAGAACCGTGTCTAGAACATTTAGGCAGAGTATTCAAAGAGGTCGCTCAGAAAACTTATACAACTAACAAGGTATTTAGGATTGTTCAGCCAGAAGCTGGTCAATCTATTTCTGAAGCCCAGGAGAAGGATGTTGAGATTAACATTCCTATCTTTAATGATTATGGTAAAGCTATTGGAAAGTGGATGGACTATGAAACAGCTAGATTTGATATAAGAATAGTAGCTGGAGCTTCAATGCCTCTTAACAGGTGGGCTCTTATAGAAGAGTATTTCAGATGGTTCCAAGCTGGATTGATAGATGATATAGCTATGTTAGCTGAAACAGATATCCGAGGGAAGAAACAAATAGCTGCCAGGAAGTCACTATATTCTCAATTATCATCTCAATTAGAGCAAGTTCAAGAAGCTTTAAAGGATAAAGAGGGAACTATTGAGACTCTTGAGCGTCAGTTAGTACAAGCGGGTATAAAAGATAAAATTAAGACAGCAGAAGTAGAAACTAAGAAGGATGTTCTCCAGACTGAGGCCCAGCAAAGGATGATGAGGGGTCTAATGGAAGGAGAAATGAGTAATTTTAGGAAAGATTTGAGAAGGGAATTGGATAAAGCAAAAGATGACAACAAGGCAGAATAATGGTTGTATTAATGCCTTCCAGTTTCATAAATTACCGACAAATTAAAGGAGAACAATAATTATGGCAGATACACAACCAGGCAACACTCAACAAGAGTCCCCTGATGTTGACATTCTTAATATGCCAGAAGAAGCACAAAGAAGTGATGATTCTCAAGCATTTTTCGATGCTTTGGATAAATCAGTTAATAGTGCTATCTACGATGATGAAATTACACAGCCAACCTCTGAAATGCCAGCTGATAACAAAGCTGAAGTGAGCCCTGATGTAAGTAGCGCGGGTAATACACCTAATAACACGGATGTAGGTAACCTGCAGAATCGGTATTCCGCTTCAAGTAGAGAGGCCAAGAGATTGAACTCTCGATTAGGAGAACTTGAGCCATATGTACCGATATTGGACGCTATGCGTGAAGACCCCAATTTAATCCAACACGTAAGAGGTTATTTTGAGGGTGGTGGGAACGCCCCTACTAGCATGAGAGAAAATCTTAATCTAGGAGAAGACTTCAGTTTCGACAGTACGGACGCGTTTGATGACCCTAATTCTGATTCAGCTAGGGTACTTAATGCAACCATTGATGGGTTGGTGCAAAAGAGACTATCTAGTTACGCCACTAATCAGAAAGCTGAGAATGCTAAACTTGCTTCAGAAAGCGATTTTAGGTCAAAGTATCAGCTAGATGAGGATGAGTGGAGCGACTTAGTTACTTTTGCTAAGAGTAAACAACTTGATTTAGAAGATATATACTATCTAAAAAATAGGACAAATAGGGAAGAAAACATCAAGCGTTCCACCCAGGAAGAGGTTGGGAGACAAATGCAAAACATGAGGGAAATGCCTCAGTCTCTAGCTTCCTCGGGAGCCTCGGAACATGACAACAAAACTCCTGATGATGCGACTTTTGACATGCTACTAGAAGGCGAGAATATTAATCGTCTACTTGGCTAGCAGGTCGGATAGCCCCATATAAGTAGACTTACATAGGAGATAGAACTATGGCACAATCAGATGCCACCTATCCTGTATCTAATAGCTTGTTTCTAAAACATTCAAGTGGTTTGGATGAAGGATACGGTGTATTTCAGGGCTCGTCGCTTGCTACTGGCGACCTTCGGAGAAAATATAACTTTGCTGAGAGGTTTAGTGAACTGGCTATTGACCAGACACCATTTTTCCGTTTGGTTTCAAAGGTTGCGAAAAGACCTACTGATGACCCGTCGTTCAAGTTCACCGAGAAACGCCAATCATGGATGAAGCGTTACGCATATGTTGTTGGTTACCGCGCAAATAGCGGTAGTGACTCATTTGATAACGCTCTATTCCAAGCTGTTAAGGCTTCCTCTCCTGCGGCTATCGCAGTAGGCGACACGATTAAAGTCTGGATGGCTACTGATTATAAATCAGCTGGCAACATTCAGAATGTCTATAAGGCTGGAAGCTCTTCGGCTCGTATTGCTATTGGTTCAGCAGGAACAGCTCCCGAGTTTTTCTTACCTAATCAGGTTATTCAGATAAACCTATCTGGAACAGCCGAAGGCGGAACCGATATTAACGGTTACGTATTAGCTAAGATAGACGCGGGTGGTGTAGGTGCTCAATTGGATATATCCAATACCGCCAATACTGGTGGTTCACAGGTGCTCGCAGGATGTGTAGAAGCTAAACTCGTACAAGCTACAGTCATCAAGGCTGCTAGTGGAGAGTTAACTTCTTAT